CTTTACTTTTGGAAACTATGCTGGTGGACATGGTGTAAATTGGAATGGTAGCACTTTAGCAGTAAGAGGAACACTTACAGCCGGTGATATTACTAGTGGTGGAACTATAGAAGGTTGTACTATTTACTCTAGGTCAAGCCCTACAAGTAACAAATCAATAATATTAGATGGTAGTACAAATGAGGCTTATTTTTACGGAGATGATGGTAGTGGTGTGAAAAAAGTTGCTACAATAGGAATACATAGTAGTGTATTTGATAATACTGTTGCCATTTTCGGAACTACTACATCAACAAAGACTGGTGTTATTGCCGCATCATCAAGTCATAACGCTTTATATGCTCAAACAAATGTTAATGGTTATTATGCTGGAAAGTTTCAAAATAATAATGGTGATGGTATATATGTACGTACAGAACGATCTAGTGCTACTGCTGTTAGGGCATATTCAGATTATATTGGATATTATACTGATGACGCTGGTGGTGAGATAGACTATGGTATATATATGAATACTTGTTCTAAAGGGTTCTTGAAATGTAATCCTTCGTATTATTCAAATCCGAATGGTAATGTATCCGCTTCTAAAGGAACTTTTTACCTAAGCAGTACGTGTAAGTTATATGTAAATACTAATAACGCAACTGCTTGGGATTTGATCGGAAGTCAAACTTAATAGAGGAGAAAAAAATGAAAGAAGAAAACGCTAATAAAATATTAGAAATAATAAATCTATTTTGTAATGATAATGATTTAAACCGCATGAATGTATGGTTAAAAACGGCTTTAATAAATGAGTTGAGATTAACAATGGACCCTATGATTATTAAAGAAAAACCGCCAAAATCATTTAAAGAAACTGAAAAAAAGAGGAAACTCTAATGGCTCTGTCTGATAAACAGTTTAAATTCCTCAAAGATATAAATATATTACTGAGTTTTATTATAAATAACGGTTATAAAGTAACATTTGGAGAAGCCCACCGAATAGAATATACACAGAAATATTATTTGGAAGAAGGACTTACAAAGACTCTAGATAGTCAACATTGTAGAAGATTAGCAATTGATCTGAATATATTTAAGACCTTGGGGGATGGTGGATACAAATATACTATTTATAAGAAGGATATCCAATTTATTGGGGACTTTTGGGAAAGTTTAGATAAAAAGAATTCTTGGGGCGGGAATTGGTCGTTTCAAGATACGATACATTTTGAGAGGAGGAATTAAATGATGATTATAAGCCTGGATAGTACAAATTATGAAATTTATGAACCAGCTAAATTTTTGTTTGATGATTGTGTTGATTGCGCAGTATCATATTCTATGGGAATTGAAGGTTATGGAGAAACTTACGAAGATGCGACAGAAGATTTAAAAGAAAATATAGTAACCAGATTTGATGAATTATATACATCAGATCCTGAAACATTAACAGAGTCTGAAACTAGACAAATATGCTGGATGAAACTACATATAAGGGAGAAAAAATGATTAACCATTGGAAATATTATTTAGCATTGATAGTTGAAATTGTTGGAATTGTTATAATGAGTGCAGGGGTGTGTGAAATTATGGTAATTGGAAAGTTTAATCCTGCCCCATGGTTGATAACTGTTGGAAGTTTAATAATGTCAACGGGTAGTTTTTTCTTTGCTAAAATAGTAAAGTGGAAAGAATATATAGAAGATAAAGAATAATCAGACATACCTCCATGTCTGAGAAAAGGGAGTAGGTTTAATTCATTTTCCTACTCCCGCCTCTTCTAATAGTTTGAAAAAAGATCATTATAGTTGAAATATTGCTATAATGATCTTTTTTTAATATATTAAGGGATTTATTTTCGTCAGTATCTGGAGGTCCAGATAGCTCGTTTAAATAGTATGGTTTTTGTAAATTCCGAACGGACAAACTTGTAGTTATAAGTTAAAGATAGTCATTCCGATTTGTAGTTTCTTTAAGTAGGACTGTAAGGACTAGAAGAAAAGTATTTAATTGTAGTTTATTAAATATTTTTCGATGAACCAGCAGAACAATAGACAATAAGTCTAATAATAATCTATTAATAATCAGATTCAGAATCAGTTAAAAATCTTTTTTATATAAGTTGATAATAAATAGATTTATAACTTGTTGTATAATCTGTTGAATAATTATTTATTATATATTATTTTTCATAGCAGTAGTTTTGCCAAGATTTATGATCTTGGCATTTTTTCCATATCATATTAAAGACCGGTCTAATGACAGTCCTTTTATTATCTTTTTAAAACTTTTTTAGAATCTATTTATATACTTTAATATTTCTATTTGCCTTATGGGCTTTCTTGGGTATTTATAGTCGATGTCCACACATTGAAAAACAAACTGCATTTTTCAATATGTAGACCTAGACGTGGGCTCGCAAAAGACGCTCACATTATTTAACAATAAAGATTTTCAGCGAGTTTGTTATAAATATATTCAACGCTTTTTATATTCAGCGAGTGTGGTTTATATTTGTTTCAGGGTTTTTTTGTACGGGTTTCTGGCGGTTTTTTACTTAGTCCATATAGTGTCGTTAAATATGTGTTTCTGTGGTTTTTATAACGGACAAACTAAAAACAACTTTATAAGGAGATAAAATGAGTAAGAAAGAGTATAAAGAAAAAAGAGAAGACCAAACAATAGAAGAATACTTAGAAGAAATAATGCCAGATACAAATGTTTATAAAGGTTATGGTGGGAAAAAAAGGAGAGGGTATTGTTGTGTACCTTTTCATAAGATAGTGTGGGATTTATATCACCCAGAAGACAAATGGGAAAAAGGTTATGATATACACCATCTAAATGAAAACCCTCTAGACAATGATTCGTGTAATCTAATAAAATTAACAAAATCAGAACATATGAGGTATCATAATTTATGTAAAAAGAAATCAGAAAGTACTAGAAAAAAGATGTCAATAGCTAAGAGTGGAACAAATCACCCTGCTTATGGTAAGCGAGCTTATAATGCAAGATTTGTAATGGTAGAATATCAAATATTTTCAACACAACGTAGGGCGGCTAAAGCATTTTCAATAAACACATCAACTATAAGAAAAAGAATAAACAATAAAATTTCAGGCTATTTTTATATATAAGTTAAGGGTTTTATTCTTGTCAGTATATGGACCTCCAGATAGCGTCGTTAAATTTGCCTCTTGATAATAATTGCGCTGGACAAACTATAAATAACTTTTATAGTTATTTATTTAAATCTCCTTGATTGAATTCCGGATCTTTATTGCCATTTAGGTCCGGAATTATTTAATTGATAAATAAAGGAAAACAATGGAAAACTTAAACAATGATAATAGACTATCTGTTTTATTAACATCTAGAGATAGACCAATTTTAACACAAAAATGTATAGAATCTATACATAAAACATCTAAATTATTTAAAGAAGTAAATATATATGTATTCGATAATTTATCAAATCCCGATGAGAAGAGATTAGGATTATTTTCTAAATTACTAAAAGAAGAAAAAATAAAATATTATTCATATGATACACCTATATCGTTATGTGATTGTTTTGGAAAAGCTATTGCTTATAATAGATGGATAAATATGATGAAAACTGAACATGATATAAGGGAAGTAACCAAAACCAACTCTTTAAAAGATTACTATATATTAATAGATAATGATATGATATTAGGACCGGATTGGGATAAATTTTTTATCACCGCCAACGATGAATTATTATCTAGAGAACCTGATATTCATTTCATGGTAAAATATCCCGGTGGATTAACTGAAAGAAATATAAACAAACCAAGTTCTAATAAATACAAACTAACTACACCTAACAATATAGAGTTTGATGTAGTATGTACTAATTGGGGTGGTGGTTCAGGATTTTGGTTTATGAATTATGAACAATTACTTAAAACAAAATGGGAAACTGAGCTTTTTTCTAACGTATATAAGAGATTTAAACGACATGATACAATATCTTGGTCTAGAATAAATAATAAATCTAAAAACATCATTAATTATGTGGCTGGAATAAAACCTCCCGATGACAACCCACTAGTTCTTCATATAGGAGGAGTTTTAAACTGTTCTATGTGTAATGTTTTAACCAAACAAGGTCCATCAGAATACAAAAAAGTAAAATCTAATTTTATTATAAAAGAATTAGCCTTAGCTAATATGTCATCTTTAGATATATATAATAAATACAAATCTTTTAAAACTGCAACTGATTGGTAGAATATATATGGGAACAACAACAGAATATACACAATATTACGATAATATAGAAAGAGCTAGAAAAAATAAAGAGGATACTCTTCCATATTATTATATCTTATTTGATGCAATACAAACTTCTATTGATAAATACGAAGCAAAGATCCTCAAATATGATACAGAAATGAAAACTAAATTCAGAGAAGAGTTTGGAAATGAATATGATGTTTCTCTTATATGTAAAGGAAAATGGTATTTCAGTTTCAAAGAAGCTTCTGAAAAACTAGGAATAACAATACCAGCTTTAAGACATTGGTGTGAGGATGTTAGGAAAGATTATTGCATGAGAATAAAAAGTTACGATTATTATTATTACAAGGAGAATTTTCCAGAGATGTTTGAGGAGGAGGAAAAAAATGAATAAAGAAATGATTGATGAGATGTATAAAGAGACTACTATTAGAAAAAGTAATAGTGGTCTAAGAAGATATTATAAGGGAAAATATTGGGCTAGGGTGTATTGGGACTTATGTAACCCAGAATCGCCTTGTAAGAACTACGACATACATCATAAAAACGAAAATCCCTTGGATGATTATATTGAAAATTTAGAGCGGTTAACGCGTGGAGATCATATGAGATTGCATAATATTGGTAAGCACCACACAGAATCTACAAAACAGAAAATGTCAGAAAATCATATGGGAATGTTAGGAAAAAATCATACAGAAAATACTAAAAAGAAACAATCACTTGCACATATAGGTAAAAAATTCTCAGAGGATTATAAAAAAAATATGTCTGGAGCAAATCATCCTTTTTTTGGTAAGTTCGGAATAAATAGTTCTCATAAAAGATCTGTTTCTATAAATGGTAAATTATTCCCAACTAGAAAAGAAGCCGCAGAATATTTAAAGGTTTCATCGCCAACTATAAGAAATAGAATCCTATCAAATAATTTTTCAGGCTATTACTATGCAAAATAAAGATTTTAACAAATTTAAACTTGATCCTAAAACAGTAACAAATGTAAAAACTTTAAAAGAAATAATAGATTCCCAACCATTAATTATCCAGGCTCAAGTAACCCAAAAGAAAATGTCCTTATATAATAAAAAATTTAAAAAAGGTGATGTTATATGTATGTCTTTGGGTATGTACGAAATATTATCTAAAGATCGCGCAGGAAATAGATATTTCAGACCCGTTAGAAAGCCGATACCTTTCAAACGATATCGTGGCCAAGATCTAACAAATAAAAAACTTTTAATATCAAGAACTGGAGGAGTTGGTGATATACTATTCCTCCAGCCAATAGTAAAATATTTAAAACAAATGTACCCCACTTGTAAAATAATCTTCGCTAGTGGGGAAAGATTCTCAAAAATATTCAAAAGTTTTCCTACAAACCTTATTGACAGAGTAATAACTGTACCATATTCAATCCATGAAATTTACAAATCAGATTATCAACTAATATTAGAGGGTTGCATTGAGCGATGTGAAGAGGCTAAAATAATGAACTGTTATGATATTATGTCAACAGTTGCTAACGTAGAAGCTAATCCCCTTACGGATCCACTAGAGCTTATTCCAGACCTTTCTTTAAACGAAGATAAAAATCTACCCAATAAATTTATTGTCCTCCAATGGCGAGCCAGTTCCCCTTTAAGATCTTTAACTCCGTCAATTTTTAAAAAGATATGTTCAAAAATTATACAGCATAATTACAAGATAGTAATAATAGATAGACCGGATTTTTTACATAAAACCTATGATATTATACAGAAGAGTGGTTTACCAAAAGAAGCACTCACAGTTATAACAAATTCCATTGATATAAATCATGCACTTTCTATTTTGTCGGTTTCAGACGGCATTGTGGCTGTAGATAGTAGTTATTGTCACTTTGGAGCAGCATTAAATAAAAAAACTATAGGATTGTTTGGACCATTTGAGGGTAAAAATCGATTGGGATATTATAAAAATATTAAATGGGTTGAGCCAAAAGATGTACATTGTCCATTTTTTCCATGTAATTTTCATAAAAAGGAGATGTGTTCTGATATAATAGAAAATAAATATGTTCAATGTATGAACAATATTGATATTAAAGAGTTTAAAAAAGAATTTGAGGAGATGTTCTAATGAATACAGTTCGACCAGATATATTTAAAGCAATAGCAACACCAAAACTTATACTTCCTCTTAAAGTTTGTACAGTAGGAGCCTTTCAAAATAAATATTCTGATAATATTCGTTTGTTTAATGCATTTAAATACACAGAAGGTGTAAAAGCAAATGTGTTCGATTATAGAGCAAATGTATCAAAATTAAACAAATTAGATTTTATAGAAAAGTTTGTTAAAAAAGCTAAAGAAGTAGACCTTATGGTTATATGTAAAGGTAATAATATATATCCTGAAGCAATTAAAGAAGCCTCAAAATATACAAATTTATATTATTTCATGATGGATGTAAGCACACATTTCAAAAGTTCTAAAAATGTGGTAGAGTTTTCAAAATATTGTAACTATAGAAGTTGTACAGGGTTTGGGGTGGCTTTAGATCTTTCTAATTTAATAAACCTTCCAGTTTTTCATATAATACATGGTTCAGATAAAAATATATTTAAACCAGCTAGAGAAAAAATTGTCAAAGATATAGATGTATCATTTGTTGGTGGTAAAGATGATGAGAGAATGAGAATATACAATAATTTAAAAGAAATTAATGATTTGAAAATAGAATTTCATGGACCAGGGTTTGATAAATATATACCACCAAAAGAAGTCGTTAATATATATAGAAGAAGCAAAATAGTTTTAAATATAAGTAGAGGAAATTATTCAGGGTATACTTCCATTCGTCTTTGGAATATTATGTGTTCTGGTGCATTTGCATTAACTAAAAAGATAAAGGATATTGAATTATTAGATATAAAAAATGGTATACATGTGGAATCATTTAATACACCTCAAGAATTAATTGCTAAGATTAATTATTATTTAGAAAACGAAAAGAAAAGAAATTTAATTGCCAAAAATGGGCACAATTTTGCAATAAAAGAAAGAACATGGAAAAAAACAGCAGAAAGAATATTGTCTGTTGTTTTAGAATATGAAGGGTATAAAATATGAAAAAGGATATGAGACCATCCCAATATTTATATTGGAAACAATTACTAAAACACCTCAATAACAAACCAGAAAAAATATTTAATAACGAATTTATTTGGCCTCGGCAATTCGAGATTCATCTTCCAGGGGATCATATAAAACCATGTCAGTTACACTGTTCTCATTGTGCTGGAAAGTTTTTCAACAAATCACTTGGTTATTGGGAGCTTGATTGTTTAGAATTATTAGATAAACTAAAAGGAAGTATACCATTCCATATCTACGGCGGAGCGTATACGGAACCCTTGACAAACCCCTACTTCATGTCTTTTATGGCACTAACTAAAAAATATAATAACCACTTTGGGATTCATACTAATGGCGTGGCTTTAAAAACTTTAGATGATCAACAAGGGTTTCTAACAGAATTAAATAGATTATCGACGGATGATGTAGATTATTTAAGTATTTCTTTAGATGCAGGTTTTCCTGAAACATGGGCTAAAACTAAGGGTACTAAACATAAAGAATGGTTTGATGATATAATTGAAAGCGTTGCAAGAGCAGTTAAAATAAGAAACAAAAGTGGTAGAGGCCATGCCATAAGACTCTGTTATTTAATATCCCCCGAGTCTGGAACCAGAGAAGATTTTGAGAATATCGTCAAAATATCAAAAGAGATAGGAGTAGATAGTTTAAGATTTTCTATACCCTTCGGTAACTATAATCAATCATTCGAAATAATAAAAAAATATAAAGAAGCAGTAGAATTAACGGGTGATATTAAATATAGAAGTTTATTAGAAGACCTAGTTTCAAAAGATAAAAATGAAAGACCTTACATCTTCTACACAGGACCAGAATTCACAGATATAGACTTATTTACTTTTAAAACATGTACTTATGGTTACTATCAAATTACATATGGAGCAGATGGTTATTGTTATAAATGTAGTACATCAGCTACACCAACAGCAACACAGTGTAGATTAGGTAAAGCTACTAGTGATTTAAATAAGTTTAAAGAAATGATTATGAAAAATTATAATAAAGGTTGGAACTGCCAGAAGAGTTGTTTTGATAATGGTATTAGGTGCAATCGTATGGGGTTTGAAATATGTATAGCTTATAAGGAGTGGAAAAAAAATGAATAAACCAACAGGAACTATATTCCTACCTAAAAAGTTCTCAGAAGAAACATACGTAACAGATCGTTACCACAATCTTTTCAAGGAAATACAAAAAAGATTGGGCTGGGATTTGATTATAGAAGATGATATAGATGTAAACAAAGTCAAAACAAACTATCTTTTAATATTTAAATGTCCTCAAGCAGATGATCCTAGTAGATTAGTTAATGTAAAAAATATTAACAGAACCGTTAGATTAATAGGGTATTATGCAGATTTGCAACAAAAAGGTAGAAGTGATATATATATTAAAAATATGGATGATGTATTAGATAGATGTGATATAATTCTCACGGCATATAAAGAAGCGTTCATAGAGAAATGGGAAAAATACTGGTACAAAACAAAATGGTTTCCTCAGTTTTATGGTCCAGATGAACGATTTGATAAACTAGATTATAATTTTAATAAGTGTATAAAAAAAATATTGCTAATAGGAGCAACTACTGTTAGATATTACCCTCTAAGAAATTTTATAGACAAAATAAACTATCATATAAAAAAAGTTTCTCATCCAGGGTATCAAATAAAAGATTTTGATAGAAAAACAGAATTGGGATATAAAACCCGAGATTTATATGCAGAAGAAATAAATAAATATTGTGGTACTATTGCAACATGTTCTACTGAAAAATATGTGATTGCTAAATATTTTGAAATACCCGCTGCTGGTTCATTATTAATAGCTAACAAATGTAACGATCTTGTTGAATTAGGTTTTAAAGAAGATGTACATTATGTAGAGATTGATAAAACAAATGTACACAAAAAGATATTACACATTATACAAAACTTCAACGCATATTGGTCTATTATTAAGGAAGGAAGAGAGTTTGTACAAAAAAACTTTTCAACAAAGGCTAGAGTAGATCAATTTGTAAAAATAATAGAAGAAGATTATGAGAATAATATAAAAGGCAAGGGTGAGATTATTATTGGTAATCGGCTTATATATGTGTGTGGTGCTAATGATATAAGAGCAGAAGGAAAAATTCAGGGTAACACGATGATTGTATATCATAATAATGAACCATATGAAGTTTATAATAAAGGGTACGATAAACGAAGTGATCTGCTTATATATAATTTCTGTAGGAAAGGTCTAGGAATATGAAAGCTGTAATTGAACTTGTGTCGAATATATGTAACAGTAGTTGTAGATGGTGCTTTACCCAATATAAATCCAGCGAAGTGATAAATAAATGTTTCATGACAGATAATAACTTTAAAAAAATAATATTATTGAACAAGGGTTTGAAAATAATACCATTCTCTCATGGGGAAGCTCTTTTGCATAAAGGTTTTAATAATCTAATAACCTTTGCATTAAAAAATAACTGTACAATGAACAGAATTCATAGTAATTTTGCGATGGATTTGGATAAGGAACACTTTGAGAATCTTGTGAATTTTAGATTTGTTACAGTAAATATCGGAGGAGCGACAGAAAAGACTCATTTTTTAAATATGAAAACAGATTTCAATAAAGTTATTGGCAATTTAACAAAATTATGTGCATATAAAAAGAATACTAAAAGTGATGTTGTTATAGAATTAAAGATGGTTTTAAATAAAATTAATAGAAAAGATAAAGAGAAGTTAAAAAAATTAGGAAAAAAGATAGATAAATGCATAAAAGTCTCCACTTTTCCTATTTATTTTACTACTTCTGATTCTACACAAGCTGAGATGAAAAGATTCTATGATAATAATATCGATGAGAGAGTTCCATGCAGAGATATAATAAAAGAAGAGAATGGTTTGATAAAAGTTGTATCAAAATCAGTGAATGATATATGTTGTAATCATATATTGACCGTTCGATATAATGGTCTAGTGCAAATGTGCTGTCGTCCTAGATCTCAGGAAGGGATCGTGGGAGACGCATTGACTACCTCATTAATAGATATAAAAAATTCAGATATATATAGAAAGAATTTGAGAAAATTAATAAACAGAGAATATATAAGTTATTGTAAACATTGTAGTTAGAGGGATAAAAATGAATAAACAAGAAATTATTGAGGAGATGTTTAAGGAAACTACTGTTTGTAAAACTGGTAGAGATGGTTACCAAAGGAGATTTTATAAAGGTAAATATTGGTATCGGGTATTATGGGACTTATGTAATCCAGAATTACCCTGTAAAGACTTTGATATCCACCACAAAGATTTTGATGAACTAAATGATAATATTGAAAACCTTGCGCGTCTGACGAGAGCAGAACATACGAGATTACATGCTTTAAATAGAAGTGATGAAACAAAAAAGAAAATGTCCGAGAATCATGCAGATGTTTCAGGAGCAAATCATCCTAAAGCAAAAACAATAATGGCGGAATATCAAATATTTTCAACTATGAAATTGGCAGGACGTGCATTTTCTGTTACACCAGAATCGATATCATATAGAATAAAAAGAAATGTCCCCGGATATTTTTATATTTAAGGAGTCAGTATGTCAATAGAAATCATCGGAAGTGGTTACTGGGCGAATAATATCAAGAAATATCTATCTAAAGAGGATTTGAAGTACACCGTAGATTCAAAATTTGAGAAAATTGTGTTGTGGAATGATCCAGAAGTTGATAGTGTAATAATAGCCACCCCTATAGAAACACATTATCAAATAGCTAAAGAAGCAATAATTGCTGGCAAAAATGTATATATAGAGAAACCAATAACATCCACATATGAAGAAGCATTAGAAATCAAAGACTTAGCAACAGATTACAATGTAGTCGTAGGCGTAGATTATACACAAATATTCTCTAAATCTATATTAAAAGCCAAAGATATATTATATGAACTAGGAAGAATAGAATATATAAAAATGGTTTCTTCTTCTCTTGGAAAGTTTACTAATGACAATGTATATAAAGTTTTAGGATCTCATATTTTATCAGTTTTAGATATGTTTATGGATATAGAGTTCACAGATTTTAGATTTATTGACAATATACATGACAATAGGGGAATTTGTACAACTGGAACAATTCTTTTCTACAGGGGTCATATAGATGTATCTTTAAATAACCCTAAGAGAGAATTCAATATTACTATATATGGTGAAAGGGGTACTCTTATTATAGATTTATTTAAGGAGAATACAGTACAATTAACCCTTTACAATAGAGATATAAACAAGAAAAGTGATATGTTGATATTTGAAAAACAAAATTACACATTCGATGAAAGAAATAACTTAAAATATTCGATGGATTATTTTAAGAATTTAATTAAAGGAGAAGCTAAGTCGAATATTGATATGGCAATTAGAGTAACTAAGATATTAGATAGAGGGTAAAAAATGAAATTAAACTTAGGGTGCGGTCCAGATATAAAAGAGGGATATATAAATATTGACTTACGGAATCTGCCAGGTGTAGATATAGTAGCAAACATAGACAATTTACCATTTGAAAACAATGATATAGATGAAATATACGCATGTGACGTTTTAGAACATGTATCGCATTTAAAAACTGTTGAAATTCTTACACACTGGTATAAAAAATTGAAAGTTGGTGGTTTATTATTTATACAATCACCTTGTCTAGAATTATTATGTAAATATGCATTAAATGCGCGAGATATAAGAACAAAAATAGTAGCAATAGCAAGATTTTATGGAGGACAAGACTATTCAACAAATTACCATTATACTACAATAGATCCTGACGTATTGTCTTATTATTTAAAAGAGGCAGGTTTTACAAAAGAACCAAGATTTCAAATTGGTGGTTTTGGCAATGGAACAAATATAAGAGTTTGGATAAATAAATGATGGTGGAAACGTTTAATAAACAACGACTTTATGGTAAACTTTATGGTGGTTGGTGTATGAATTTATCATATATAATGGATAAAAATATAGATAGGTTTTTTGAGGAAGGGTTGGTTTTATAAAATGATATCAAAGAAAAAAAGAGAAGAAGGCAGATTTTTCACACCTATGCCCTGGGTACATCATTGTCATCCCTATATGGAATCCGTCTATGGAAATGATTGGAAAGAAAAATATAATGTCTGGGATAATTCGTGTGGACATTGTAATCTTACTAAAGACTATACTTTCAATAACTTATTCTCTTCAACCCTATTACAATCCGATATAGATTATATAAATGACAACAATATAAATCAAAACGCAACCAACTTTCAATTTGATTTTTTAAATGACGGGTTCAATCCTTGGATAGGTAAGGAATTGCCTAAAGGTTTACAAGATATATTTATAAATAAAAAACCTTTAATAATATTTATAAATCCACCATTTGGAACATCTAGTAGTGGTTTAAATGCTAAGTGTAAGACTACTATAAAAGAAACACAAATGAAAAAATATTTAAAAACTCATAAACTAGGTAGTTGTACAAGAGATGTATTAACTCATTTTCTTGCTAGGATCACGATGTTAAAGAAACAATATAAACACAATGATTTACACTTAGCAATGTTTTCAACACCAGGATTTATTACAGGTGTTAGTTTTAAAAAGTTTAGGGAAGAATTTATGCCTATATTTAAATATAGGAAAGGTTTTATATTTGAAGCTAAAGAATTCCCTGGTGTAACTAGTGATTGGGCAATGTTATTTACAATATGGCAATCATGTAATAGGGAAAAGTGGCCAGATGATTTTGCTCTTAAATATTATGTACGGAATAAGAACAATGATATAAAACATAAGGGCTGGATTTATTATAGGAATTTGGACCATAAAGAGACAAGTAAAGATTGGATAAACGAAGAAAAAGTAGATGTAGAAAAAGAATACTTTCCTAGAATGGTTAAACTAGGAAGACTAGATGATCAAGGCCATCCATTAAAAGTAGAGAAGAATTTTCTAGGTATATATTCTCTTATAAGACCACAAATAAATAAAAATATGATATTGCCTTTAATATATTCAACACCATATACTATTGAAAATTATGTAGAGGCTTTTAATAATAATAATATTTTTAAATTATATTCTTTATTTACAACTACTGTCAATGTAGGGTTATATAATAACTGGTATACTCAATATTATCAACTCTCTAAACCAACAACTAAAGAAAAAGAATACTTTCCTCGAATGACCAAGATGGGAGTATTAGATGATAAAGGTTATGAGTTGAAAGTAGAGAAGAATTTTCTAGGGTTTTGTGGAGTACAATCTTCATCAATATCGTGGAATATGCATATACCTATGTTATTAAATGTGCCCTATCATAATTCTGGAAACTTGACGGTTTGTTATAATAATATTAATAAGATAGTGTCTATATTTACTACAAAATTATTAATGATGAATAATGAACATTATATCTGGTATACTCAAAACTATCAACTATCTAAACCAACAACTAAAGAAAAAGAATACTTTCCTCGAATGACCAAGATGGGAGTATTAGATGATAAAGGTTATGAGTTGAAAGTAGAGAAAGGTTTCTTAGGTATATATAATAGATCATTTAGTAAAATAGACATTGATATAGGTTTGGCATTATTATTATCAACACCATACAATAGAGGGCATAGTGGAATATCTATTCAATATACTAATATTATAAAAATAATTTCAGTATTTACATCTAAAATGTTAATATCTTCGCAATTAGAAAACTCTTGGTTTACAAAGGACTATCAACTATCTAAACCAAAACCACTCACATTACTCCAACAATATATATATGATTCCATAGTCTACTCAATATTTAACAACCGTTGCCGAACATATTCAATGAGACAATACCCGTACAAAGGAAAAAACTGGGATGTTAAAAACGAATTCTTTTGGTTAACTAGAGAATTTATGAAAAGATTAGCCCTCACAGAAGATTTCTATCCAAAATTATATAATGATGCATGTGACCAAGAAGAAAGATATATAGCTAAGATATTGTATGGTTACGATGAGAATGGTGAAAATATATTTGAAAAACTAAGTCCTGACGCTAGAGAAGTATTATTATTGGCTACTGACTTAGTGGTTAGGACTTTTAAATATAGGAAGGAATATGAAAAGGATAATTGCTGGACTTATGATGCAGGATATGAACAATTAAAAAAGATATGGAAGGAGAAAGAGAATGGGAGATTTATAAAGTTTAGAAAGAAGTATGAACAATTAGGTGATAGGATGAGACATTTAGTTTATAAGTTGGGATTTTTGGGCCGTGAGGCAGTTATTTACAAAGAAGAGGAGTAAAAAATGATAGAAGAAAATTATGAAGATGGTAGTAAGTTAACATTTAGTAGTTTGTCTCAAATGGAAGAAAAAAGAAATAGTTATCCAAAAAGAATTAAAGAATTATTGGAAAAAGCGGAAGAATATGATATATATACTTATTTAGCAGTTGGTCATGAATTTGATAATGAAATGATGGGGATGCTTCCAGCAGAACGTAGGTGGGACCCTACAGAAGATGGTAAGATTTTTAAATGTAGATATAAAGGAAAAATAGGATATAAACATGGTCCTGATGGAGTATTGTATTTTGGGGACAATGGAAAACAAAAAGCAGAAGAAGATCTTGTTTATTATATTTTAAATTGGAAGAAGAAACATTACGCAGTATATGAAAAAGAAGATATCAAAGTACTAGAAATTTATGATCCAAGGCGTCCAGATAATTCAAGTGGTGTTGATTGTGAAACAGTAACAGTTGTTAAAAAAGTTTCTGCTGATATAACCGATAACACAAGTAGTTTAAAGGTAAGGCTTCACGATGAGTAAATTGACAATGAAAACGAGTAGTATATAGAAAACATCATTGAAAATTAATAGGCTATTTAAGCTACCTAATTAAGCCTTAAGGACTATGATAATTATGAACCACTCAATATCTATTGAAATATATAGATATTGGGCGGTTTTATCGACGGTTTTTAGTCTTTAACGAAGTTTCAATGACTTAGCAATATATTGTATAAAAAGTTACTCTCAACGTAGTAGAAAATCATCTTTTTTAATAAATAAAAGTTGAAGGTCCGATAGCCCAGATCATGTTGAGGACAAACTGTAAACGGATATTATATTTAATGGAAAGGATATATGAATGCCCAGAACAGGTGCACCCACAAAGTTAAACAAAAAGAAACAACAAGCTTTTTGTGAGGCTATAAAATTAGGATTGTCTAGAACCCGCGCTGCAAGGTTAATTGGTGTTACTATGCAAACCATAGAAAACTGGTGTAGTTGGGGAAAAAGAGATGGTAAAGGGAAATATTTTACTTTTTTGAAATCTGTGATACAAAGTGAGGAGTTTTTTGTTGAGGATAATTTGAGAACTATTAGAAATGCCGCTAAAGGAAATGATCAAATCAAAGAAACAAGAACAACCCTTGATTCTAAGGGTAAAATTAAAGAGCAAATAGTTATAGTCAAGGAACAAAAACCGCTTTGGACAGCCTCAGCATGGCTTTTAGAACGCCGTTGTCCACAAGAATTTTCACAACATCAGATTATAGACGATAAGTCGGCAGAAAAAGTTGCTGAAGATTTGGAAGATATATTGAATGGGGGTAAAAATGAATAAAACTATCGAGGAGATGTTTGAGAAGACATATGTTAAGGATTATGGAGAAGGTGCCCGTAGATATTATAAAAGTAAAAGATGGGCAAGGGTTATTTGGGATATTATGCACCCAGAATCACCTTGTAAAGATTTTGATATTCATCATAAAGATAGTGATAAAACAAATGATAATATTGATAACTTACAAAGACTTACAAGAGCTGAGCATAATAAATTACACATGACTGGTAATAAATATTGGTTGGGTAAAAAACATACAGATTCGTCTAAGAAAAAGATATCTTTATCAAAGGTTAATCTTAGCGATGAAACCAGAAAGAAGATGTCAATAAATAATACTGGATCAAAAAACCCCGCTGCGAAAGCCGTTATTATAAATGGACAAATATTTTCTACAATAAAAGAAGCCGCATATATTCTTTCTATTTCAACATGGTGTATATGGTATAGATTAAAACATAATAAACCAGGATATTCATATTGTGCTTAAGTTAAAATTCTCAGACTTCACAGAAAAACAATTATTTACTATGCGGAATTCTAACGCTAGAATCAACATTTTTTCCGGGGCTGTACGCTCAGGGAAAACTATAGCCAGCATTTTTCGATTCATACATTATATAAAATATGGTCCTCGTGGATCCCTTATAATCGTAGGAAAATCAGAAAGGACCATAATTCGAAATATTATTAGTATAATGCAGAAAATCCTAGGCAAATCTCTTAATTTCAACCAGGGAAAAGGTGAGATTATTATAGGATCTAGATTAATTTATGTATGTGGTGCAAACGACGAGCGCGCCGAGGGCAAGATACGTGGTCTCACTATAGCCGGAGCATTAGTAGATGAGGCAACATTGATACCTCGTGGATTTTGGACTCAATTATTAGCAAGGTTGTCAATAAAAGGATCACAATTATTCGCTACGACTAATACAGATTCGCCTCATCATTTTTTAAAGAAAGATTATATAGATAGAAAAGGTGAATTAGATCTTTCATATCATCAATTCAAACTTGAGGACAATACATTCCTAGATAAAGATTACATATCAAATCTAAAAAAAGAATATCAAGGACTATACTATAGACGTTTTATAGATGGAATTTGGTGCCTGGCAGAAGGTGCAATTTATAATATTTGGGACTCTAAAATCTATATGCAAGATACAAGCCAAATAAATTTCAAAAATCCCAAGCAAATAATTGGTGTTGATTATGGTATAACTAACCCCACATCTTTTCTAAAGTTTAGATTTGATGATATAAATAATATAGCACTGATCAAAGAAATGCATCTAGATAAAGATACTTTAGGGTTAAATATAACAGATGATATACTGGCTAATAAATTTGAAGAGTTTGCGGGCAATGATAAGATAGAAATGGTATATTGTGATCCATCAGCAACATCCTTCAAAAATAAACTTAGAAGTAAGGGTAAATGGAATATAATGAATGCAGATAATTCTGTTTTGAAGGGTATACAATTTGTAAGTACTCTTTTATCTAATAATAAATTAATAGTTGATAAAACTTGTAAAGAAACAGATAAAGGTTTTTCAAGTTATGTTTGGGATACAAAGGCTCAACAGAAAGGAATAGATCAACCTTTAAAAGTGGATGATCATGAAATGGATGCATTGAGATATGCTTTGTATACTCATTTTTGTAGGGGAAATGGTGAAGTTTCTAAGAAAAATATGATGACAAAATTATATGGTTAGGATAAAACAATATGGCACTAATAGATAATACCCCGGAATTAAAAGATCTTGAGGAGAAATTTGATTTCTCACCAACAATAACAGGTGACTCGGATTTAACAAATTTGAACCCTGATTATGATAATATAGACCCTCACTATAAAGAATTAGAAGATTGTTTTAATGGCGGTGGTTCTATAGAGAATGCTGATGATGATGTATATTTAATTAAAAAATCAAACGAAAACTCAGATGATTATAAGGCTAGAAAAAGAAGGTCTGTATATTATAATAAATGTGCACAAGTAATTAGTACATTCCAAGGGCACTTATGGAGAAAAGCACCAATAAGAGAAATGCCAGAATCATTAGAACAGTATATTCAAGATGTAGATAAACAAGGAACTACCGCTAATGACTTCTTTAGGAATATAACAGAGATGGCGCAGGTTTTAGGATTATATTTTGTATATGTAGATTTTCCACAAAATTTATACGGCGGAGAACAACCAATAGCAATAGATAAACAGATTGGTTTAAGACCTAAGATGATTCCAGTCGACCCTAGAAACATACTTGATTGGTCTTATGATGAGACTGGTTTTAAATATATAGTTATAGCAGAAGAAACTATGATAATTGACTATCCATTTTTACAGAAGGAAACAGAGACTCATTATAGATTAATATATCCTAACATTCAATTTATATATAGAAGAGATATAGATGGTAAACCAGTCCTATTAGAAGAGAGAGAAAATACTTTAGGGATTATTCCATTAGTACCGTTCTATGGAAAGAAGATTAGCAAAATGTGTGGACAAAGCGTTCTTCATGATATTTGTGGTCTCAATCTTGAGTTATATAATAAACACACACAAAGAGATATGGCAGAATTTTGGTCGGCTTTCCCTATACCGTTCTTTAAGATGTTTGATATTACTACGTTTAAAGACATGGGTCCTCAAAACGGATTATTTTCAATGGACCCAGATGCAGATGTAAAACTAATAGAGTTTTCAGGCAATTCAATTAAAGCCTTGAAAGAAGCCGAAGAAGATATCCTCAGAGAAATATTTGATTTATCCCTTAAACAAATAAGAGCTAATTCTGCTCAAAAACAAACCGTAGAGAGTAAGCGTTTAGACCGTCTAGATGCCCTATCTGATCTTCAGAATAGAGCTTTGCAATTTCAAGAAGCAGAAAGAACTTGCTGGGAATATTTTGGAATGTGGCTGGATATCGAAGATGATATAGAAATAATCTATAATATTGATTATAATATATCACAGATGGAAACAGATTTAATAGACCGCATATTAACATTAAAAGACAAAAAAATAATAAGTAAGAAAACAGTACGACAACTTTTAGAGAGTGGTGAAATTTTACCCGATGATTTTGATTCGGAAGAAGAGGACAAAAACATTGAGAAAGAGACACCAGAAACAAACAATTTTAATCCTCAAGGAAATGAGGAAGGAGTATAGATATGCCCTGGAAAGCGCAAGAAGTAGATGGTAAGAAAGTAATAGTAGCAGATTCTGAAGGAAAACCAATCTGGGAAGATGATAGTGGAACTACTATGTCCATTGATTGGTCTAGAGCCTCAAATACAATTAAAAATCTCATGTCAGAGTCCAAACAGAAGAGAGAATCTAATGATCAATTAACTTCAAAGATAACTGAGCTAACTACAGAGATAGATACCCTCAAAAAGGACAAAAACAAAGATAAGAACAAAGACACAAATACTCAAGCTCTAGAATCTCAATTCAATACTAAACTCGATGAAATTAAAAACACCTTTGAATCACAGTTAAAACAAAAAGAACAAGAACTAAGCAATTTATTAATAGGTAATAAATTTGCTACTTCTCAATTTATAAAAGAAAAAACAATATTGCCATCAGACTTAGCACAATTAAAATTTGGAAATAATTTTAAAGTTGAGAACGGGCAAGTTATTCCTATAGGACAAGATGGTCAACGGCTCATGTCCGTTAAATCGATAGGAGAAACCGCTTCTTTCGAAGAAGCACTCGAAATGTACGTGGATAAATATCAATATAAAGATAATATTCTAAAAGGCTCCCAACATTCTGGTGGTGATGGAAATCCTTCAGTTAAGCCTATAAAGAATATGTTTATATCTGATTTAAAAACCGCAAAAGATAAGTTAGAATTTATAAATAAACACGGAAAAGAAGAGTTTACCAATTTGGTACAAAAAGGTAAACGTCCTTCTAAATAATATATTGAAAGGATAAGACAATGGGAATAGGTAAATATACAGATCTTTCTATTTATCAAGATTATTTTCATACTGGGATGATTGAGGCTATTGCTCAAGCATTGACCGGATTTAATGAAGCTACATTAAATACATTGACATTGACACAACAGAGTCGGTTAGGACATTATGCATATACATCAATGTTCAACAGATTAGCAACTATAACAAACCGCAGAGATATTAGTTCTGTTTCTGCTCAAACTCCAACCACTCTAACTAACGTTGATCATATCACTGTAAAACTCAATAGAAAAATTAAAGAAATTCGAATGACAGAAGATGCATGGAAAAAGCAAGGTAAAAACCCCGAAGAGATGGTTACTGCTCTTGGTGTTATGGCTGGAAAAGATAGGATGCAAGAATATTTAAATACTTCTATCTCTGCTTTAGTTGGTGCTCTTTCTAATCAATCATCTACTAATTATGTATCTGTTTGTGCTACTGGAGCAGGTACTATGACTGCTACTAATTTGAATACAGGATTTCGTCTTTATGGTGATGCTGCATCTGGTATTAGATTTTTAGTAATGCATTCTAAACCTTATTATGATTTAGTTGCTCAAGCAATATCTGATAAAGTTTATGGAGAAGTTGGTAATGTTATATACGGTGCTGCTCCTGGTACATTTGGAAGACCAGTTCTTGTTACAGATAGTTCTGATCTAGTAACCACTGATGGAACTAATGATGCGTATTATACATTGGGATTGACTGAGGGTGCTGCTAATTTAGAAGAGTCCGAAGATGATTCCGTACTCATCGAAAGAGTTGGTGGACTTGAGAATATAACAATAAGATTTCAGGGCGAATATGCATATAATATAGGACTAAAAGGATTTCAATGGGATGTAGCCAATGGTGGTATAAACCCATCTTCAGTAGCTACGGGATCTTTGTGGGATATGATTGCCACAAGTTATAAGAATCTTGGTGGAGTAGTTATTAAATCTTTATAAGGAGAAGGAATGAGCATTATAATTGTAACAACCGCTTCTGGTTCAACTTCAAATAGTTATGTAACGACATCCGAGATGGAAGCCTATTTTGAACAAAATCCGCTATTCTATTCTACATGGACCGATATACCAAATAAGGATACATGGGTAGTTTTTGCGGCAACCGCGATAGATAGGCTGTCTTTCAGTGGCTCTAGATATGTAACTACTCAATCCATGCAATTTCCCAGAGATATTACTGATGACTATACTGATGCTGGATATGTACCTCAAGCCGTGAAAAATGCTCAATGTGAAATGTTAATATATCAAAAACTTCATGTAGATAGTATAACAATGAACCCTAACCCTAAAACCAGTGGGATTACAATTGATAGTTCTACAGTAATATCATTTTTTGAAAAAGAGAATCCATTCAATCAATTAGCTGCTGGCGGAAATATGAAAACTGTTTTTAGCTTATTGAAGATTTGGACTGGAGCCAGTTATATGGCCCACCTTGGAAGAGCTTGAAAAATAAACAGGAATGTCCCCGGATATTCCTATATAACTTAACAAATTAAAGAAGGAGAATTATTATGAATATAGTCGAAAGAGCAAAATGGGCACCAAAATGGACCATTAATAAATATAAAGATGTTGATGGTAAAATAGCTGAGGCTTTAAAGGCTGGTGCAAGTACAGAAGACTTTAAGGCTTTTGAAACATTAGAATTTGAGGGTAATTTGCTTTTAAATACCGGTATTGATGAAATGTGGAATATTATAAATGGTGATAGTACTAACGTGTTTTCAAATGACCTTTGTAAAATTGGCGTTGGTGATGATGGAACTACTGCGGCTTCTGCTTCTCAGACAGATCTTCAAGGTGCATCTACTGCTTATGTAACAATGGATGATACCTATCCAACTTCAGCTACTCAGGCTACTAATTATAGAGCTACATTTGATACCTCAACTGGAAATTTTCATTGGAATGAGTTCACAATCAAGCAAGATACCAGTTCTATTTGTTTGAACAGGAAGTTATCAGATAAGGGTACAAAAGTCGTCGGGGAAACCTGGTCTGTAACCTTAACAATAACTTTATCTTAATCATTAATTAAATAAATAATGGGAGGGGTTGAAATATACCCCTTCTTTCTATAAATATACCAACAAAATAGGGATGGATTAATGGCATTTGAAAACTTTCAAGCATCAATATTACCAGGAGCAGAAGGAACATACGATACAGTCGTAGTTGATCATCCCTACATTATTAAAGATGGTGATACTTATAAATGTTGGTATGTTGGAAAAAATGCTGAAGCTCATTATAGGATTATATATTGTGAAGGACCAGATGGTTTAAATTGGTCAAACCATCAATTAGTTATAGATTATGGAAGTCAAGGTACTTATGATTCTTCATATGCATTTGGGCCCGGTGTAATTAAAGATGGAGAACTTTATAAGTGTTGGTATACAGGGTACAATGGCACAAATTATAGAATTATATATTGTCAAGGACCAGATGGTATACATTGGTCAAATTTTCAATTATCTATAGATATAGGGTCGGAAGGTACATATGATACAGTACATGTTCATGAACCAACAATAATAAAAGATGGTTCTACCTATAGATGTTGGTATGCTGCTAACAACGGATCAAATTGGAGGATTCTCTATTGTGAAGGACCGGATGGTTTAAATTGGTCAAATCACCAGATGGTTATAAATATAGGCCAGTCTGGAACTGGTTATGATACACCTCATGTTTATGGTCCAGTTGTAATAGAACATGGTGATATTTATAAATGTTATTATAGTGGTTATAGTACTTCTGGCGGAACACATATTAGAACAATGTATGCCGAAAGTGTTGACGGTTTAAATTGGTCAAACTTCGCAATGGTTATAAATTATGGTAGCGAAGGAACATATGATAGTATCCATGCATATGATCCAGGTGCAATAGTAGATGGTACAAAAATAAAAGTATGGTATACAGGACGTGGTGGTTGGAGTATTATATATTGTGATGAAGACGCAATTACACCTTACATTGTTGATGATAATGGATCAGGAACAGAAACACTTTCAATAGATAAATCAATAATAGTAAATGAGACAGGCTCAGGGTCCGAACAAATATCCATCAATAAACCAGTAGCAATAACAACAGTTGATGATTCTGGTTTAGGGGTAGAAGAAGCTACTGTTGATAAAATAATAACGATTGCTGACTCTGGTATTGGTGTGGATAGTGTTGTGGCCGGACAAGTAATAACAGATGGAACTTGTGATGATAGTGGAATTGGAACAGAAGATATAACCCTTGATAAATCTTTAGTAGTAAATGAGACCGGTGTAGGGTCTGACAACATAACACTAGATAAATCTTTAGTAGTAACTGAGACTGGAACGGGTACAGAATCTTTCTTTATGAGTAAGGACTTATTAATATCAGAGACTAGTTCAGGATCTGATGACATATCTGTTGATATGAATTTGGATGGATTTGAATTTTCTGGCTTTACAGCAATAACTGATTCAACAAATGTTTTAGATGGTGTACATATTCTTTCTTTTTTAAATGACAACGATACTTATAGAAGTTGGTTTACACAAGGTCCGACATATTATTATGCAGATAGTACTAATGGTGAAGATTGGGAGAATATACAAGCTACTAATTTAACCACAACTACTAGTGTAATATTAAAGGATGGTAAATTTATAGGATGGTCTTCTGATAATGAAGGTGGTGGTTCTAAAGATTATATAGACTCTACAAATGGAGTTACTTGGACTGCAAGAATTCAAACCAACTTGCCTAATACAGCCAGTGCTATTATTTATGATTATATAAATTCAGTATATAATGCATGGGCTAATAATAATAAATATACTAGTTCAGATGGTGTAACTTGGACATCAGAGTCATGTACAGGTTTAATTGCCGCTTTAAGTTGTGTTGTTTTACAAACATGTAATTTTAGGGGTTGGTATACTGATGGTGGTGATATTTATTATTGTCAAAGTATTGATGGAAAATATTGGTATAATCATCAATTAGTTATTAACAAAGACAGTGAAGGTACATATGATACACTTGGTGCATACGAATCACAAATATTTAAAGATGGTGATGATTTTAGATGTTTATATACTAGCCGTGATTCAGAAGGTGATTATTATATTATTTATTGCGACACTGAAGTTGTTTTAAATACGGTAACAGATACTGGCTCAGGGTCAGAAATACCATTAGTTGACAAAACCCTCCTATTAACAGATACAGGATCTGCTTCCGATGAAGTATATGTCGATAAACATGTATTAGCAACTGATATTGGATCAGGAGCAGATACACTTCTAAAAGGAGAAGACTTTTCTATATCTGACAGTGGTTCAGGGATTGATACAATATTATTAGATAAAAACCTCATAATCCCAGACACAGCCTCCGCTCTAGATTCTATTCTCACATCAAAAGATTTTTCAATAAATGAGACTGGATTAGGTGTGGATATTCCTTTAATAGATAAAGATTTATTAACAACTGATGATGGTTCAGGGTTAGAAACAATATTAAGAGACCAAACTTTATCTGTTGGTGATTCAGGGTCTGGTTTAGACTCTATTCTAAGAGGAAAAGATTTTTCAATAACAGATGATGGATCTGGTTTGGAAAATATATACGTAGATAAGATTATAAATATCAACGATATAGGGACGGGTTTAGAAGGATTACTATTAGACAAAGCCCTCATATTAGAAGATTTATCAACTGGTACAGAAGCAATTTTAATAGATAAAACTCTAGTAGTAACAGAATTAGGAACCGGTGTTGACGAAGCTGATCTAGGCAATCTAGTTTTTACTATAACTGATGTAGGAGTTGGTGTTGATACTGTCCTTATAAATAAAAACATTATTATAAGTGATATTGGCACGGGAATTGATACAATTCTAAGAGGAAAAGATTTTTCAATAACAGAAGAAGGTTCAGGGGTTGATGATTTATTAAGTGATAAAGAATTAATAACAACAGATTCAGGGTCCGGTATTGATATTATTTATACAGATAAAACTTTTCTAATAGATGAAAACGGAATAGCTTCTGACAGCATTCTTGTTGATAAAACAATAATAATCCAAGAAACCATAAGTGGTGTAGATAGTTTATTAGTAGATAAAGTCCTTAGTTTAAATGATATAGGATATGGATTGGATGCATTATTAATAAATAAAACCTTGTTACTAGAAGAAATAGGTACTGGGGCCGTAGCTATTTTAGTTGATAAGATATTATATATGGATGATGATGGTTCAGGGGCTGATAGTTTAATTATAGCAAATACGTTTTTTACCATTACAGATGTAGGAGTAGGTGTTGATACTGTCCTTATAGACAAACATTTTTCAATAGTTGAAACTGGTACAGGTATAGATGAAACTATCGTAGATAAACTTTTAAATATAAATGATGAAGTTTCGGGACTTGATATAGTACTAAATGATAAAGATATTCCAATAACAGATTCAGTAACCGGTATTGAAACAATATTGAGTGACAAAGATTTGCCTGTAAATGATGATGGATTAGGAACTGATAACGTATTGAATGATAAGACTTTTACAATGACTGATTTAGGAACTGGTGTTGAAATAGTTTTAACAGAAAAAGATATTTCAATAGCAGAATTAGGAACTGGTGTTGATATAATATTAAACGATAAGGACCTTCCAATAACTGATAATGGTACCGGAATAGATGATTTATTATTAAATAAAACCCTTATATTAGATGACAATTCTATTGGAACAGATATATTATTAACTGATAAAGACTTTCCTATAAATGATTCAGGATCTGGTATAGATGTAGTTTTAAGAGATAAAAACATTTTTATAACAGACGATGGTGCTGGTGCAGATGTAATTCTAAGAGGAAAAGATTTTTCTATAACTGATTTATCAACTGGTACAGATATAATATTGAATAATAAAACTTTATCTATAAGTGATAATGGTTCAGGGTTAGATACTGTATTAAGTATTAAAGACCTCAATGTCTCTGATGTTGGGTCCGGCGTAGATATAATTCTTACAGGAAAAGATTTTTCAATAACTGATAATGGTTCAGGACTAGATATTATTTTAAATGATAAAGATTTTTCTATAAATGATTTGGTAAATGGTATTGATATAACTTTAGTAGGTAAAGATATACCTATAAATGATAATGGAATTGGGACGGACTTGACTTTAGTAGATAAAGATTTTTCAATAACTGATATTTGTTCAGGATTAGATACAATTCTTGTCAATAAAGATATAATTTTATATGAGGCTGGTTCATTAACCGATGCAATTCTTGTTGATAAACTTATAGATATAAATGATATTATTTCAGGGTCCGATATAATTCTTGTTGATAAAACCTTATTAACCACAGATATAGGATCAGGATTAGATGATTTATCAAATTCTGTTTCATTTACAATAAATGATAGTGGTATAGGAACCGATATAATTCTTGTTAATAAAAATATAACTTTAGTTGATAATGGTTCAGGGTTTGATATAATATTAAACGATAAAGAATTATTAATAAATGATTCAGGACTTGGTGTTGATAATTTATTAACTGATAAAAATATACCTATAAATGATGACGGACTTGGAGTTGATAATGTACTCAGTGATAAAACAATAATCATAAATGAAGTAGCAACTGGTGGAGATACAATATCCTTAGATAAGATTATAAATGTTGGAGATACAGGGCTTGGACTTGATAGTATATTAAACAGCAAGAATATAATTATAACTGATGACGGTGTTGGTATAGATGCATTATTAGTAAACAAAACCCTCATTATGAATGATAGTGGAATAGGAATTGATAGTATACCTTCAGATAAGGATTATTTAATATCTGATAGTGGTTTAGGAGTTGATAATGTCCTAGTTGGAAAGATTATAGTTTTAAATGATAATGGTGTTGGTACAGATTCTGTTACTGGAAATATATCCTTTGTAACTGTTGCTGATAGTGGAGTTGGGACTGATATAATAAGTGTAAACAAACAGTTAATCGTAGAAGAGACTGGTGTAGGCATTGAAACAATAGATCAATTTGACCAAAACGAATATTCTAGAAGAAGAAATACTTCTATACCTATAGATATGATTAGAAGAGTAGTAAGAAGCCAAACAAATTGTAATGCTAACAGCATCCAAATAAGATATAATTCAAATACTTGTGTATACGACAGTATAAATCTTACAAATACTATATCAAAAACTACTACTGGGATGTTGGCCCTTAGATATAATTTTACAGAAGCAGAGATTATAAAGAGTAATGGAATAGTTGATAGATGGGATTTCAAATTAGCAATTAACGCAACAGCAATGGTTGGTATAAATCCTTCATTAAATGACTCGATAACAATTGATAGTATTGATAGACAAATAGTTGATATAAAACCTATAAAAATAGGTGGATATTTAATAATGTGTATTTTTCACGTGAGAGGTCATTGATGAAAAACGAGCACGGTTTTGAAAAAGGACAAACTCTAAACAGAATATTTAATATCAATGACTTAGGAGGAGAGTAAAATGAATATTAAGGAGATGTTTGAGGAGACTACTATTTGGAAAAGTGGTAGAAATAGTGAACGAAGAAGATTTTATAGAGGTAAATATTGGTATAGGGTATTATGGGATCTTATGCATCCAGACCAACCTTGTAAAAACTTTGTTATACATCATATTGATTTCAATGAACTAAATGATGATATATCGAATCTTGTGCGTCTAACGAGAGCAGAACATAATAAAATTCATAAGACTGGTAAAATATTTTCAGAAGAACATAAACAAAAAATGTCTCAGAATCATTTTGATAATTCTGGATCAAATCACCCTAGTGCAATAGCAGTAAACATAAATGGAAAAATATTTTCAACTGGAAGAGAAGCTGCACGATATTTAAATGTGGACCCAGCTACAATAAGAAATAGAATATTATCAAAGAATTTCCCAGGATATTCCTATGCCAGTTAAATCCAATATCACTTCCTTTATTAAAAGAGTTAAAGATAGAAATAAGGAATATTCAAAGAGGGCTTTAGAAACATATAAAGGTTCTTCTATGAAATTAATAGAAACACTTCAAGCAGATTCACCAGTGAACACAGGAAGATATAAATCCGGTCATACCCTTTCAATTCATCATCCCTCGGCATTCGTACCATCAGAAGATGAAAATTTTGATGCTCTGGCCGAACAACAATTAACAAATGCTAAGGCCGCTCTAGATGAGGTTCGTTCTGAAAAGATTATAAAGGTATTTATAGTTAATAATCTACCTTATGCAGAATCTGTGGAAAATGGGACGGCTAATAGTCCTCCTAGACTGATTTACGGAAAGGCAAAAACAAAATTTTCAGATATAGTTGAGGAATCAGCTAATAACTTAAAGGATAAATAAATTATGGCAAATATGGATGTTTATAAAAGTTTGGAATCGAAAATAATAAGTTATTTTAGTTCAAATTGGTCGTACACATCCGTACAATATCCCAATGTAACATTTGACCCTAATAATCTGAGTAGTTGGGCCCAGATTCACATAATTCCTATATCTAGGAGAAGATTATGTTTGGGGGGTAATAATGATACTGGACAGTTAACCAAGGGAACTTTGGTTGTAAACTTGTTCACACGGCAAGGGACTGGTACTGGTGTTATTAAAGATCTTGTAACAAATGCTATTACTTTATTTAATTATGTAGAGATTACAATCAGCACAGGAGAAAAAATAGAATTTCGGGAAGCTAGGTCGGAAGGCGGTTACCCTGATGATATTTGGTGGAAAGAACCTGTAAAATGTGATTTTCAATTATTATTATAACAATTAAGAAGGAGAATAAATATGTCTACAACTTGGGCCTCCGGGTCGAATGGTAAAGTAGCTCTTATAAGAGAAGATACATTTGGGGTTACGCCTACCACATTAGATAGTACAAATATATATGTAGTCCCATTCAATACATGTGATTTAACAATGAATCAAGCACCTCAAACACCAGCCACAATAACTGGTAATAGATCTGCTTCCCGCCCCTTTAGAGGAAACAAAGATGTAACGGGTAATATTGTTGTTCCTGTCGATAGTAGGGCAATTGGACTTTGGCTTAAATTATTGTTTGGGTCTCCAAGCACTACTGGTTCAGGACCATATGTTCACGTGTTTACTATACCAACAACTATGCCTTCATATACAATCGAGAAAGGTTTTACTGATATAAGTGATTATTATAAATACACTGGATGTAAAGCATCTAATTTTTCATTGACATACGGCGGAGATGGCGAACTTACAACTACTATTGGACTACAAGGAGCAAATGAAGTTTATTCAGCGACCTCAATGATAGCAGATACTATATTTGAAACTGATTGGTCTGCAATGTCTAATAGGCTTTATAATAATATGGGAACTGTTTCTATTGGTGGTGAAACTATGTGTACAACAGAATTTTCAGTTAATGTAGATAATGTCCTAGAAAATGCTTATTGTATAAATGATCAGGGTGCTAAGAACGAATGTGTTGGTGGTCAAACTGTTGTAACTGGAAGTTTTACTGGTATTTTTGCAAATGATACATTTTTAGCTATAGGTAGAGCAGATACAGAAATGGCATTAACCTTGAGTATAACAGATGGAATTTATACTTTCTTATTGACTTTTGATGAGGTTGTTTTAAGTACATCTTCGCCTGGTATAACTGGGCCTACTGGTATATATCAAACCTTAGATTTTACAGCTTTTTATAACAATGGTGCAAGTGTATCTTCTATTAAAGCCACTCTGACAAATGGTGTTGCTTTATATGATGATACTACTGTATAAATTATTAACAATTTTTTAAAAGAGGAATAGAAAAATGAGTTTAGTATTTGATTTAAATAAAACTGAGTATATTATTGACGGAGATAATAAGGTTTTTGAAGACACGGGATTTGAGGGTTTAGACTTTCAAGTATTTGTGGAACCATTGACTAGACAGAATTTCATGCGGCTTAGATCAAAATATACAAAAATTAAGAAGGGTATAGAAGTCAGGCAGGACGATCTTATTGAAAAAGATTTGTTTATGAAGCAAGTCAAAGGTTGGAAAAATATTAAATCGTCTGATAAAACAGAAATTATTTGTTGTGATGATACAAAGCAAGAATTTCTTTCTAAAAAGTTTTTCTTCTGTAATTTGATAAATGCAGCTTGTTTAGGGTTTCAACTTGAAGTAGAAGAAGAAAAAGCCGTAGAAAAAAAAATTTAATAGAATATTATTCGTATAGGTTTAGTGATAAGCCTAAATTTTGTAAACAATGTAAAATTAAATTTGAGAGAAAAGAGGAAGAACCGCCCTGCGAAGGTTGTGAGTTTCTTCCTCCTCCTCTTTATAATTTACATATATTTTTTATAGAAATATATAGCAAATGTAATAGTGCTAGGGATGGAATGTCAGGAGCTTTAGATTATGGAGTTGCCCTTAAGATAATGGAATTATATAAATTGGATGATAAAGAACAACTAGATTTTATTGACAAAATTATGAGCGTAGAAGATATACGAATGGACGAGAATAAGAAGAAAGAAGTTCTTAATAAGGCTGGTTCCAAAAAGAAGATATTAAACAAAAATAAGAAAGGAAGATAATCGATGGCTACTGAAAGTTTGATTCTAGAGTACGATTTCAAGGACAACGCCTCACAAAAGACCAATGAGTTTACTAATAAGCTCAACAAACTGGCTAATTCCATGGGCATTACTAGCAAAAACATGTCCAAAATTGATTCAGCATCAAAAAAAGTCAAGGATTCTTTCAATAAAGTAACGTCTTCTGTTAGTAATCTGTTCAAAAAAATGACAAGTTTGAAAGGTTTACTTGCTGGAACTGCTGTTGTGATGGCAGCAATGAAATTGAAAAGTTGGGCAACTTCTTGGATTAATCTATCAAATGTACAACAAGAGGCAGAGTTGCAACTTAAAAATACAATGAAAAGTATGGGTGTGTATACAGATCAATATTATAATTCCATGCTTAAAACAGCCACTGCACTTCAAAAAGTTACTGAGTATGGAGATGAGGCTATTCTAGCAGTTCAAAATAGACTTGTAGCATTTGGTAATGTATCAGAAGAAATAATGCCAAGGGTAACATCGCTTACTTTAGATTTAGCTAAAGCCCTCAAAATAGATTTAAAAAGAGCCGCCGAGCTGATGGGTAAAGCACTTGGTGGTGATATAACTATGTTGAAAACCAAAGGAATAAATGTTTCTAAGGGTATGTCGACTAAAGAATTATTAGATGCAATCGAGGGTAGTGCAGGCGGAGCAGCTTCTGTTGATAGCTGGACTAAAGCCTGGATCAGCTTAGGCAATGTAATTGGAGATCTTAAAGAAGCATTTGGTGATTTTTTTAATATAATACTTGTTGATAGTGGGTTTGTTGATAGTTTAACAACTTCTATAGGGAATTTAACAGATTCAGTAAAAGAGTTTATAAAACAACCATTTGTAAAAACTATGTTAGAAACTACTTTAGATTCAGTTACTAATAAGGTTGATAAATTATCAGAAGATTTGAAAAAGGTAGAAGATTCAGATGTAAAAAAGAAATTAGATAGTGTTGGTAACACCTTAACCTGGATAAGTCGCATTTTAAAAGGTATGGCTTTTACATATTTAATTAAAATGCTAATTACATTTTATGGTTGGTTAAATAAAACATTCACATTATTTAGTTCAATTAGTGATTTTGTTATAGGTAAAAGTAAGGCTTTTATGAAGTGGTCTATACACTTAGGAGGAATTTCTAAAGTTATAGAAAAACTTAATAAATATAAATTACCAGGAACTACTGTACCAACAGGGTTAACAGTAATGGAAAAAATTTGGATGAATATAGGTAAGATTATATCAACGGCTTCTTCTAATGTGGCAATAATAGGAGCAGTTCTAGCGAGCCCCACTATATACGCTTTATTAACAAGAAAAGGAACAGAAGAAAGTAGATCAAAAATATCAAAAGAATATGGATTAGATACACCAACAAATATACCAGATGGTTGGTTAAATAATATGGACTCATTTAATGATAAATTAAACCTCACAAATGATGTGGGTGATGATATATTAAATACTTGGGAAAAAATAAAAAGTTTGTTTAAAATTGATACAGAATTTATAGATTCATTTAATACAATTGAAGATTATACATTAAAAATTGGTATGACTTGGAAAGATATTATAGGTTATGTCGAGGAAGATTATAATTTTTTAAAGAAGATTGAAAAAGAATTTGCTGAATATGTAAAAGACTCTTGGTCAAAAACAATAGTATCTATAACCTCTTCTTTTAATAAAGCTTTCTCTGGGATGTTGCAGGGAAATAAATTGGATTTTGGTAAATTTACTAAGGATATCATAGGACTATTTTCAAAAAATGTTACAGATATGATATCTGGAGAACTTATAAAAAAAGTAGTAGAACCTATGGTAGAGGGTATAATACAAAAACATTTTGGAAAAGAATTTATGGAAGAGGCCACAGTAGATGATATTATAAAAAGATTTAAAAAAGCCATTCCTGCAATAGACAAAGAAGTAAAAACCGCCCTAAATAAATTACAAATAGAAAGAGATTTACCAAAACTGGAATTTTTACTTCCACACGGCAAAGACCCAGAACCAATGTATATTAAACCTATATTTCTTGAACCAGAGCTGGCTATGGTCACAATTGAACCAGATATGCAAAAAGTAGGAGATGCGTTAGAAGATCTTTCTAATTATAAAGAGTGGGAAGATTTCAGTGATAAACTGGCAAGTACTATAAGAGACTCTATAAAAGAAGGACTTAGGACTGGATTAATGGATCGCGGACAACTACGTAAAAATATTCGAGGTTTATTTACAGATAAATTAGCAGATGAGTTTTCAAAAAACTTAGAAACGGGTATAAGCAAATTTATGAATATTGATACTGGTATACCAATTGGTGATGATAAAACCATGTCTATGGGCACTGCTGTTGGAGTTGGGTCTGGATTATATAATATGCAACAAAATAAAGAACAGTTAGGAGTTGCTGGTGGTGCTATGTCCGGTGCTTCAATTGGTTCTGCATTTGGTCCTTGGGGTGCTGCCGTTGGTGCTATAGGCGGTGGATTATATGGAGCCGCATCAGAACCAGCTAAAAAAAGTGTTAAATTAATGTTCAAAGAGATAGATGGTCAAATGGAATTGATAAGCAAGGAATTTAAAGGTCAAAAAGGTTCTGCTTCTGCTATAGATGCAGCTAAGAAAGCCGTAGATAGTGCATATGATTTCTATAATAAATTAAGATGGGCAACTGGAGATACAAGTAAATTTAGCATATCTGCAAGTGGTGAAGAATCAGCATCTCTTAGTAAGAGTGGTTTATTCACCTCAATGGCTCCAATGATATATAAAAGCTTTGGAGAAGATTTTGTTAAAACTATTAATGATTATATTATTCCCACTATTAAAACCGAAACAATATCATTTATTAAAGGGCCTAAATCTCCCTGGGATTTAAAAGATTTAGAAGCTGCTAGATTACCTACTGATAGGGCAGGAATTGAATATGGTTATGGGACAAAACAAGGAAAAGATTTAAGATATACAAAAACTGTAAAGGAAACACTAACAGATGTTGAAGCCGCTTTACAAAATGAAGATTATTCAACAATAGCAGAGCATCTTACATCTGGTACTATGGAATCCATAATGGAAATTTATGGTGAAAAATTTCAAGAATTAGCTAATCTTGTGGCTGGTTCTATAAATAATGGATTTGCAGCAGCTATAAAAACAAAAGACTTTAAACTATTTTTCAGTACAGTAAAATCAAACTTAGCACAGAGTTTAGTAAGTACTATATCAGGTGCTGTTACCGATACATTATATCAGAAATTATTGCCTACATTGGGTGATATGCCTGGTTTAATTGATAAATTTACTAGCGGGGATATGAGTATAGAAGACTTAACAGCAGAAGTATCTACTAATTTTGCAAAATCTTCTCAAATAATAGCTAATATGGAACCAGTTTTCAATGCAGTTGCTAATGGTTTAAGTACTTTAACAGATGTAATTGACGAAAATACAGAATCTAATTGGGAAAATAACAGATTAATGGTTGATGAATTATTATCTAGAAAAGAAATGATTGAAGACTTTATACGGGATATGCGCGGTGGTGATCAAGCTCCAACTAGAAGCATAGATTGGATGGAACAAGAGTATGAAAGTTTATTGAGTGGTGCCATGAAGGGTGATAGTGATGACCTTAGTAAACTACTTGATTATGTGAGTGGTACATATCTACCTTTCATGGAAACAGCCTCGAGTAATTATGATGATACATTTGAAAAAGTTATGGATGAAATAGAAGCTATGACACCCTCTGACGAGTTATTATCAAAAGAATTACAAACTTTGATTGATATGTTGTCGGAATTAGATGATCAAACAGAATTGATGCAGGAATACGTTGATATACTTAAAGGCATAAAAGGAGAAGCTATAGAAGGTTCACCAGAAGATATAACACGAAAAGGTATAGAAGAAGCTACAACTAGTAGAGAAGAACAACAGGATTGGGCTAAATTGTATATAGAAGATCAAAAAGCGAATGGTGTAGGCCAAAATTTCCGGTCATTTGTAGCAGAACAAAAAGAGCTTAATTCTCAACCCCTTCATATCCATTTAGATGTTGATGGTAGAGAAATTGCTAGTGTATTGGTTAACCAAGCAAATACGAATCCTGATATGCAAAAATTACTAGGAGGTAGATAAATTATGCATAAATATATAAATGGTATACAACAAGATATGTCTTGGGTCATTTGGAACAAATATAACCCCGAGGATAAAATAGAACATGGTGATGAATATATTATACATCATAAAGATTTTGACCACAATAATAATAATATCAACAACTTACAGAAAATGACAAATAGTTCACATTCTAGATTACATGGTTTAAAAAGAAATAATATACCATCGTTTAAAGGTAGAAAACATTCAAAAGATACTCTTTTAAAAATGTCGAAAATAAAAAAAGGAAAAATATTTTCTGAATCTACCAAGGAAAAAATGTCCCAAAATCATTCAGATTTTTCAGGATCAAAAAATCCTAGAGCTAGAGCAGTAAATATAAATGATCAAATGTTTGGATCTGTAAAAGAAGCTTCTATTGTATTAAATATAAATAGAAATATTATTGATAAACAACTTAAAAATAATATTGAAGGTTATAAATATATGGAGGTTTCTAATGAATAAAGAATTATATGATTACCTTAGTATAGTAACTTCTGATGTAGATATAACATTAACAATTAACCCTCAATCTGTTTTAAAAACAAATATATCAAAGAACCAAATAATAAGAAAGGGTGATGATAATTCTAGAGAAGTTTTGAACTTTAATGATGACCCAATCCCTTATATATTTATAAGATATGATTTATTAGATGCAAGTGATGTTGGAACTATATTTGACATTTGGATGGATACGTCAAAGGCTAATGGAATGTTAAATTCTTTTAAATTTGACCACCCAGATGGTCACACATATGTAGTAAGTTTTGAAACAGATATAAGCATGTTGATGAGCCCGACTTATTACAGTCTAGATATAATTAAACTATACGTAGTAGGGAGGATAGCAGACTAATGAGAACAGGACTTGACGCTACACAATTAGCTATATTAAATTCTGATAAGAAAACAAATATATCGTGGCTTTTTCAAATAACTTTGAGTGGGTCTGTTACACCTGATTATTATTGGTCAACCGAAACAAGAAGTTGGGATGGTAATGATTATACATATCATATTAATGACTTTTCAAAAATATCTATGGATGGTGGTAACGAAGTTTATGGTATAAGTTCCCCTGCAAGTGTAAATATAAAAATAAATAATGAAAGTAATACTTATATACCATCAGACTTTAAGAATTCTGTTATAAAAATTATATTAGTAATAGAAGCTGATTATTTAGGAACACCAACAGAGAGAGAAATTTTATCTTGGTCGTTTATAACACGACAATCGAATTCAATATATAAAACCCTCAGTTTAGATTGTGTAGATTTTCTCACACCTTATCTAGAAGGAACCTATCCTAATACTCTATCACCACAAGAACTTTTTCCTGTGGCCAAGATGGCTGATGATAATTATTGTGTACCAAAAATATGGGGAGAATGTTTCTTTCCTGTGAGATGGACAAGAGATGTAACAAATGATTTTTATTTATTGGGAGAGAGTGGAACCTACACAGTTTCTGAATTAAGAAGCCCTAAAGATTGGGGTGGGAATTCTATATGGTTAGAAAGTGATGTTGAAAATACATTTACACAAGTAGATAAGACTGGTTCTGATAGTAATACATATAAATGTTGCCGGTTTTTAATAGCAGATTCAAACAATGATGGTATATGTGATGCAAATGGTATATTTGGAGATGGAAGCCCGTTCTTAGATGCACCATGTAGAATGTCAAATGCAGCTACTGTAAGTAAAACAAATCCAATTGAAATAATACAAGATATATTATTGGATTATGGTGTTTCCTCAGACTTTATAGATTCAGATTCATACACTGCGGCTTATAATACTTGGGATAGTAGAGGGTTAACCTTTAAAGTTCCCCTCTTCTATACGCAAGATAAGAAAGAATTAATAACAAAATTGTTGACTTTATGTAATACTTCTATGGTTGTGAGGGATAAATTATACTTTAAAGTTTTTTCAGCAACCAGCCAAGAGACAATTGATAAATCCTGGGTTACTAAAAACAGAGATGTTGGTGAGGGTAACTTTAGAATAAGAAACGTATCAATATTGGATGAAAACGACGGCTGTTATATAAATTATATACAACCCGGGGAACCATGTACAGATTTAATTAAGGCTTTAGTGCCAGTTTCAGGATCATCTACAAACCCAGCAGACAATACGATAGAAGCAGAATATATAGATAATAGTACAAATGCTCAAAAAATAGGCATATTAACTGCTCAAAGATTATACGGTAGAGAATCTGAAATAATGTCAAAATTGAAATCTAAAGGCGCAATATTTGAATGTAATGATGTAATAACTATCGATCCAGAAGATTATAATGCTTTGTCCTCAAATTATGATGTTATTATTAATCATATTTCTATAAGCAGAACAGTAGAAATTGATATGATTGCGACAAAATATATACATACCCTTCAAGATTGGGATGATTTAAGTGTTACAGAAGTAACTGTAGTAGACGAAGAAATGAATAGTTTCAAAACTGTTATAAGTGGAAGTAATACACCTGGAATAGCTGGTGGATCTACTAGTTTAAATATAATGCATGGGATACTCAGGGTTGGAGGTGATGATGCACATATAGAGTTAAACTCAGATGATTCATATATATCAATAGGAGATTCACCACCTAAAACCTATGGAAACAATGCTGGTGTGTGGCTTGGAATAGACTCAGGTGTTCCTAAGATGTCTTTATATAAAGATGCAAATAATTACTTACAATATAATGGAACAACTTTAATAATAAAATCTGAATTACATGCAACTGGCTCTAGTAGTGTGTTTGATAAAAATGTTGATGATTTTAGTGATATAAGTGGAACCTTAGCTGATATATCTGGTGACCTCGATGATATTACCGATGGTGGTACTTATGCAAGAATAAAGTCCGCCTCTACTCAAAATAATGATATATTATTAGCCAGTGCTATTGGTGATTTAGATGATGTAGATAATGGATCTAGTTATAGTAAAGTACTAGCTACTTCTATAACTGCTGGAAAAATAATAATGGCTCAAATAGATGGTGATTTGGACGATGTATCGAATGGTTCTAGTTATGGTAAAGTTAATTTAACCTCAATATCTGGCGGAAATATACTTTTATCAAGTTGCTCTGGGAATTTAGACAATATTGCAAATGGAAGTACATATTCTAGAGTAGCAACTACAAAAATATATGCAGGTGGAATAATATTTAACACCTCAAAAGCTCCACTGGAATCTGAATCTGGTTCTTTAAATAGTGAGGTTGTTTTAAGTAGTAACTATGGACTTAGGATGAGAGATTCATCGGGAAATATACGGGTAAGCATAGGATTGGATGGAAACTTTACTTTTGGAAACTATGCTGGTGGACATGGTGTAAATTGGAATGGTAGCACGTTAGCTGTTAGAGGCTCTTTAACGGCCGGTGATATTACTAGTGGTGGAACTATAGAAGGTTGTACTATTTACTCTAGGTCAAGCCCTACAAGTAACAAATCAATAATATTAGATGGTAGTACAAATGAGGCTTATTTTTACGGAGATGATG